CGCCCTGAGTGGTTACCGGAGAAGTTTGATAACCCGGAGGCTTTAGCAGACGCTTACAGCAACCTCGAAAAGCAGTTCCACGAGAACAAAGCCGAGCCGTCCGAGACCGAAGACAACGCCACCGGCGAACCCGAGGTAACCAACACTGCTGTCACCAGCGCATCCGAAGAATACTTTGAGACCGGTGAGCTATCCGAGGAGACCTATAAGTCCCTTGAGGCTAACGGCATCCCTAAGGAGATGGTTGATATGTATGTTAATGGCTACGAAGCCGTGGCTAGTCAACAACAACAAACCTTGATGCAAGAGGCTGGAGGCGCGGAGAACTACGAGGCTATGTCCGAGTGGGCAGCAACATCTTTAACCGACCAAGAACAAGAGGTGTATAACAACACTGTCGAGTCAGGGGATGTTAATGCAGCAACCATGGCGATCCGTGGTCTTTATGCTCGCTTTCAGTCGGACGGTGGAACACCTGTTTCTCTTGTCCAAGGGGACACCTCGGGAACAGCCGGGGCCATGCCCTTTAGCTCCTCTAAGGAGATGACGATTGCTATGCAAGACCCACGCTACGGTTACGATACCAAATACCGGGAGCAAGTCTCACAAAGACTCTCCGTCACAACCGCATTCTAATTATGTCAGCTATTATTACTTACATCCTCGACAACACACAGGAACTACTTGCAGCCATCTCTATGGTCATTGCTGCTTGTTCCGCTATCGCCGCTCTTACACCTACACCTGTTGATGACGGACTGGTCAAGAAGCTTTACAAGGTTGTCGATTTCCTTGCACTTAACATTGGTCGTGCCAAACAAAAATAACAACATTTAAACACACACGCACCACATGTCTGTGTCTCTGCTAGTCAAGTTACTTATATCGTTTCCTCGGTTAGCAGAGGCATTTCGTGGTCTTATGGAAGCCTATGAAGAGAAACTATATGTTGAGCGTCACAGCAATATGCGTGATGTTATTGATGAGTGGATGCACTCCGACTCTTCGTCCGACAAAGCTCCCTTACTTTTTAGAGAAGGCCAGAGAGCAGACGTGGACAGCGGACCAGAAGCAGACGGTGGGGGAGATGTTACATTACATAAACGACTTAGAGAACTATGCCCGCTAAACGAAAAGGATTGTCCCTTCGCAAAGAACACAAGTCAGACAAAGGAGGCTTAACAGAAAAGGGACGCAAGTATTACAACCGAAAGACAGGTAGTAAATTAAAGAAACCGCAACCAGAGGGAGGACCAAGGAAGCGGTCTTTTTGTGCGCGGATGTCAGGCGTCAAAGGCCCGATGAAAGATTCCAAAGGCAGGCCCACCCGAAAAGCTTTAGCGCTTAGAAGGTGGAAATGCTGAACCCCAACACCAACACTAACAATAACATTATTATGCCCAAAGTAGGAGATAAGTCGTATCCGTATACCCCCAAAGGTAAGAAAGCAGCTAAGAAAGCCGCCAAGCGGAAGGGGTTGAAGATTATGTCGAAGAAGAAGAAAGGCAACGGATCTTGAGGAAAGTAGTTATTAATTCAACAAGTTTTATTGAATAACAATCATGGCTAAGATATGTCCTAAAGGAATTGCATGGGCCAAGCGTACGTTTGATAAGTATCCAAGTGCTTACGCTAACATGGCGGCATCGAAATACTGTAAAGATCCTAACTACGGAAAAGGTAAGAAGCGATCTAAATTAACAATCAAGCGCAAGAATAACCGTGGGTGAACTAGCAAAGTGGCGCAAGCAAAACTGGGTCCGAGTAGGCACTGACGGTAAAATCAAAGGACCATGCGGAACCTCAAAGAACAAAAAAAATCCAGACAGATGTCTTCCATCATCGAAAGCGAAAAGCCTATCAATCTCTCAACGGGCTGCAACAGCTCGCAAGAAGAAGCGTGCCGGAGCCAAGGGCAAACAGTTTGTTGCCAACACCCCTGCTGCACGTGTAAAGCTGCGTTTAAAGAAGAAGTAGCTCTGGGAGATGTTATTCAAATAGATTTCCTCGACCACGTGCAAGACGGCACCGATGGTCCCCTTGAATGCTCAGTCTATGGTTCACTTACGGACATAGGCGATAAATACCTTACTGTTACCTCATGGCACGGCTGTGAGGATAACACAACAACTTTCACCATTATTACAAGCTGCATAAGTAGCTTGGTGGTGTTTAAACCAAACGTCATCATAAAGATAGACTCCCCCGAGGCCGACGATGAGACCCACTGCGGTGGACAATCAATAGCTCCGAACCCGGTTACGGACACATCCGAATGAGGACAACCTTAACAACAACTAAAGAAAACCAAATATTATGGCTAACGGAGATACATCCGCGTCCCGATTGGGACTTGTTAACAACACAGGATCAGACGTTAATGAATTGTTCCTTAGGGTGTTCTCAGGAGAAATCCTGACCACCTTCGAAGAGTTCAACGTGATGAAAGACCTTCACACGGTTCGGACTATATCCAACGGTAAGTCTGCTCAGTTCCCAGTAACTGGCATTGCTACCGCTAAATACCACACCCCAGGTCAGAACATTGCTGATGCCGATAACAGCTACCTCAGTGCTATTAAACACGCTGAGAAACTTATCAGCATTGATGATGTCCTACTTGCCTCTACGTTCATTGCAAACATTGATGAGCTTAAGAACCACTACGATGTCCGAAGCATTTATGCTCAGGAACTCGGTAAGGCTCTTGCCAAGCGTTTCGATGTGGCAACCATGAAGACCCTTACTGCTGCTGCTCGTTCGGCTGCGACTATCACTGGCGGTAAAGCTGGTATCGCAATCGATGGAGGTGAGCCTGGTGACTTCAATGGAACTGTTATTCAAGCCAAGCTCTTTGAGGCTGCTCAGAAGCTTGATGAGAACGACATTCCTAACGACGGAAAGCGTTTCGCTATCCTTAAGCCAGCCGATTACTACACATTGCTTGCCTCTGGTGAAGAGGTTATCAACCGTGACTTCGGTGGTCGTGGTGATGTTGCTACTGGTCGCATCCCAATGGTTGCTGGTATTAACATCTACAAGAGCAATCACCTTGTTGACGTAGCTGTCTCAGGCAGCGCACAAGATCAGAACGACCAAGTTGCTGGCGTTCAGAACGACGTGTTTGGCTCTGGTGGAACTGGATACAACGCCGCTATGGACAAGACTCAGATCATCGGTGGACACCCATCGGCTATCGGAACTGTCAAGCTCCTTGACCTTGCTACCGAAAGCGACTACAAGGTCGAACTCCAAGGAAGCCTGTTCGTAGCTAAGTATGCTATGGGCCACGGCGTCCTTCGCCCCGAAGCTGCCTTTGAAGTCAAAGACGCTGACTAATACCCCCCAATAACCCCAACGGTCGCACTCCTTTCTGTAATGATGGGGGTGCGGCCTTTTCCTTTTTCCCAATTACTATGGCTACCCTTCCCACCAAACTTGACGCTGTTAACACTATGCTCGGTTACGTTACCGAAGCACCTGTAAACTCTATCGCTAACACTACTTCTTTGCCGCCATCTGCTGCACTTGCTAAAGGTGTTATTGACGAAGTGTCACGTGAGGTCCAACAAGATGGGTGGCACTTTAACACAGCCCAAGACTACAAGTTGGAAGCCAACGCCTCCAATAAGTTTGTGTTACCTGACAACGTCCTTCAAGTGGACACAGTTGACACCACCTACGATGTAGTCCAACGAGGCACCACATTGTTCGACCGTAAGAACTACACTGATGTATTCACTGAAGAAGAGCTTAAGGTTAACATAACATTTTTACTTGAATACGAAGAGCTACCAGAACAGGCTCGACGTTACATTGCCCTCAAGGCATCTCGGATGTTTGCTAACAGACTTGTTGGCTCCCGTGAGATTGAGGCACTTATTTACCGTGATGAGATTCGCGCCAAGGCAGCTATGGAAGAAGCTGAAGGCAACAACTCTGATCGAACAATCTTTGACAACTACGACACTGCTACACGTATCGGCATCAATCGCCGCACTGACCTTGCTTAAACGATGGCTAACATAACAACTACCGTTCCCAACCTCATCCAAGGGGTCAGCCAACAGTCACCTCAGGTGCGCCTAGCTGGTCAATGTGAGGAGCAGATCAACGGTCTTTCCACAGTCACCAAAGGACTCACTAAGCGTCCTCCGGCACGGCTCATAGACAACCTAGGGGCTGTAGCTCTTGAGGGTGACTTCCTGCACTTCATCAACCGGAGTGAGACTGAAAGGTATGTTGTTACTATTGAGCATCGGACCACGGGTGACGGCTCAGGTGTTATCAGTGTGTTTAACCTAGAGGCCGGAGACGAGATATACGTTGAATGCCTCACTGGAGG